CGAGCGTGCTCGATTGCTGCGGTACGAGCCGCGAGGGTCGCACGTAATAGCTGAGGCGCAGCTGATAGACAGCATCCGGAGCCGGGAGCAGTTCGACCTGGTCGCCCTGCACCGTGTAGACAATCGGCCGCCGCTTCGTCGTGCTCGCGCCTTCGTACGGTGCGCTCTGCGACGCGGTGACTTCTGTAAGCTTGCACCACGGCCCGTTGACCGAGTCGGAGATCTCGACCTTCTCGAGGCCTCCCGCGACTGCGCGATATGGAATCCGATAGCGCGAGCGCGTCGAGCTCGTCGCCATGATGGTGTCTTTCAACCAATACCCGCTGCGCGCCTTGACGACGATGTCGCCAAAGACCGTCATCAACTTGTCGTTGCACTCGGCGAGTAGGCGCGCGTCGGTATACTCGGAGAACGCGGTCGCGTCGCCGATGAATGCGTCGAAGCGCACACTGGTCAGGATCTCGTCCGAACGCACGACTCACCTCAGAACGGCAGCGCGCCGCGCATGCGCCCGCCGTTCGAAAACTGGCTTCGCCAAGCCGCCTCCTGCTGGTCCTCAAGTCGATCGCGAAGCATCTGCTCCGCCTGCTCGGCTCGAGCGTTCTGCCGCAACGTTCCGGCCGCGCCGGCCACTTGCTGCAGAAGCCCCGCGTAGTTCGGCGCGGGCTCCGCGAACTGTTCGTCGATGTTTCGACCCGCGAGCTTCGCGTCGAGGTATGAGGTGTCACCGCCGAGCGCTGCCGCGCGGTTACGCATCGCCATCACCTTCGCGAGCTTTCGCGCCTTCTCGCGCTGCCTGGCACGCTCTTGGCTCTCGAGCAGCGACTGCAGACCGCCAATCAGACCGCCCACGCCGGCACCGACGCCTGCGCCGATGGGGCCGAACGTCGCGCCAGTAGCCGCGCCACCAGCTACGCCAGTTCCGATCCCGAAGAGTGGTGACGCCATGGAGTTGTGTCCTTCAAAACTCCAGAGGCCCGGCCGGAGGGAGGGAGCCCCCGGCCGAGCCACTGAATTTGCTCAGTTCGCCGGGACGTCGTCGTTGTTGTTGACGAAGCCCGACAGGATCGCGTTGCGGTACGGGTTGAGCAGCAACGGCGCCTGCTGTTGCTGGTTGCGGATCTCGCTGCCCGCGTTGTTCGGCATCTCGAGGAAGAAATCCTCGTTTCCGTTCGCTCCGCGGTACGTGATGTCGCCGGCGCCGATGCGGATCGTGCCGTCGTTCTCGAGGAAGAAGGCAAAGCCTTGCTTCATGTACTCGTGAACCATCACGTTCACGATGCCGGCCGACGTGATGTATTGAAGGTTTGCGGTACCCTGCACCTTCGTCTCGATCGCGCCCTGCGTGCTGTCCCAGCGGGTCAGCGTGTTGGGCTCCTCCGCGAGATCGACGAACGTGTTTGCGTTCACGACCAGCGTCGCGCCCTTCTTCAAGCCGTTCGGGAAGAGTCGCCCGCCCACCGATAAGATGCGCGCCCGAGTGAGCGGCGTACCGCCTGAGAACGCGATCTGCCGCGCGCGCCAAACACCGACGTTGCCCGCGTTGATGTTCGCGAACGTTCCGTTGTTCTCGAGAATGCCTTGGACACCGACGCATGCCTTTCCGGCGACCGCGCCGAGACCGCCGCCGGCCCAACCAGCGGGTACGAGCCGCTGACCCGGAGCGATCGCGACCGCATCCAAACCCGCGCCGAAGCTGACCTGACACTTCGACGAATCGGCCGTGCTCACGACCGGGACGCTGCGCGCGAGCACCGTCGTCCCCACCGAGTTCACGACGTCGACGAGCATGCCGCCGGAGCTGTTGCCGCCATTGGCTGCGTTGTTCCACATCCCGACCATCCACGACGGGCGGGTGATGCGGACGACAGACGCGGCGTTCCAGTTGGTGCCGGACACCACAGCGTCGACGACGCCGATGTCCGCGAGGATGGTGGAGCCACCACCCGGGCCGAACATGCACCCGATCTCTGCGTAGTGCTCGGCACCACGCATCGTGGTCATCATCGCGAGGTCGATCGGGTCCCAGTACGCGGCGGCATCGCCCTGCAACGAGACGCCGTTCCGCGCCTGCATCATGGCGGGGTACGGAATCACCTCACGCATGGTGATGTCGTACGCGTCGAGCTTCGCGAACAGCTGACCGGCGGAACGCGCTGGGTTCAACGCGTACGCGGTTCCGGATTTGTCCGCGGTCTGACCGTGTGAGATCGCGGTCTGCACCGGGAAGATGAACTGATTGCCGGAGCGATCAGCGCCGGCGACGAACTTGGCGAAGCTCCGGAAGCTGTTCACCTCCGGCAGCGGGTTCATGTATTCGCCGTAGCGATCTGTATAGTTCGCGGCGAATTGAGGGTCCTGTGCGGACATAACTAGCCTCGGAAATGTTGGGAGTTCCCAACGCTTCGTCGGCTCGTCACATCGCCAGGCCGTCCTACTTGGCTCGCCCCATGAAAGCTGTGTTCATGGGATTCCTTTGGGAGGGGCGAGGATTCCGCTTACGCGTCGCTGGCGACATCAGGTGTTTGACAGTGCCGTTAGTCGCCTACCGTTAGGGTAGGTGGCGTTGTGTCCACAGTCGAGCAACGGCGGGTCGATGCACTCGATCAGAACGGACGCTTGAAGTACTTGGCAGCGAAGTCGCTCGGACGCTTGCTCTGACCGCCCGTCGCCGCGGGCTTGGCGCTTCCCTGACTGGCAAGACGCTTCGCCGGGAGCGGTTGCGAGCTGCCGTTCGCGGGTCGACTTGATGCGCCGCGGCGGTCGCCAATCTCCTCGGAGAGTGACTGCGCCGCCCGCATGAAGAACTCCATGGAGAACTCACCGTCCCAGCCCGGCTGATCGCCGAGCCACTTCATGTGTCGCAAGAGGTCGTCGCGGTTCGGCCCGTTGTCCTGGATGCCGTACGCCTTGAAGGCGACCGGGCACAGTTGCTCGAAGCTCTTCTTCATCGACCCCACGCGCGCGCCCTGGTCGACGTCTTGCGTCTGCTGCGTGCGCTGACGCTCCCAAGCCTGCTTTTCGCGCCCGAGCTTGCGGTTCTCGAGCTCGGTTGCGCGAGCAGCCTTGAGTTGCTGCTCGGTGCGCTGCATCGCATCGTCCACGCGGCGGTCGTTCTGGTCGCAACCGTACTGCTCCATCGCCGCACGGCCGGCTGCGCGGATCAGCGCCGCCTCCTGAATGCGACGCTCGGCGATGATCAGGGCGGCTTTCTCGAGCACCTCGCCGTACCCCATGTCTTCGTACTCGTTCACAAACGCCGCAGGGTCGTTGACGCGCTCGAAGTGCTGCTGGATGCGCTGCTCTCGCCCGTCGAGGTCCGCGTTGCGCGTGCGGATCTGCCCGAGGCTGCGCGAGTAGTCGTACAGGCGCATCGCGCCGTCCTTCATCTCGCGCGCGCTCATGTACTGCTTGCGCTTCGCGCCGTCCAAGCCGACCACAGTGACCTCGACCAACTTGTCGAGGAACTCGTCCGGCAACGTCTGGCCCTCATGCCATGCACGCGCCTTGGTCAGCAACTCCGCGTCGCTGAGCGCGCCCTGTTCCGCCTGCTCGGCCTGCTCCAACGCCTCGGGCTCGTTCGCGCCGGGCTCTTGCGACTCCGCCTGCACGCTCTGCTGGCCGGTGACCTCGTCCTGTGGGTTCACGCTCGTGACGGGCTCAGCCTGCGTCGCGCGCGCTTGCGTCTCCGCTGCGCGCGCTCGGTCAGCGACGCTTGACGCGTTGCCTCCGGGTGCGACCGGCGTCTTCACGGCTTGCATCGACTGCTGGCGAGCCTGCGCGTTCTTCGCGCGCATGTTCTCCATGAAGTTGTCGCGCGTCGCCGGCAGCGGCATACCGCCGCCCGCCGGCGCGCCATTCGTATTCGGTGCGGCTTGTTCGCTCATGGTTTCCCTCTCAGGTCGACGCTGACATCTGCGTGTCCGGACGGCTCACGGCCGTTGGTGGAGCTGACGCCTGCTTTGGCAGACGCGGCTGATCTGGTTGTCCGTGCTCGGGCACGCGCGATCCACTGCTCGGCTCGTGCCCAGCGTTCGCCGCGGCCTGCGGCGCGTGCGGAACCGAACCCGGCAACGGCAAACCGTCCGGACCGAGCTGCGGCGGCGGCCGTGGAATGTTCACTGTGAGCGCGAATGTCGGATCGGTGCCCGCCCACAACAGCGCGTGCTTGGCCATGTGCTCCTGCAACATGAGCAGCGCATTCGGGTCGGCGTTCGGCTGCGTGCGGAGTTTGTCGTAAGCCGCCTTGTGGCGTTCGTTGTGCAGCGCTGGGTGGTCGCTCTTGGCGGGCTCGCACCACTCGCCCTTCATCAGCTTCTCGTTCTCGTATTGGATCAAGAGGTACGTGCTCTGATCGCTGTCGGTGAAGCCGTCGAAGTTGCCCGTCGTCATCAGCTGGATCACTGCCTGACGATCCTTCGGGTTCTGCACGTCCTTGATCGCGTTCCACATCTCCATGCGACCGGGGATGCTTCGTAAGAGCGGGTTCGCAGTGTTCGCGACCACACGCTTGATGCCGGAGAAGTCCGCCGCGGTGAACTCGCGCAAGTACGGCGCCTGATTCGCGCCCGCGACCTCTACGAGAAACGCCGTGTCCGCGTTAGCGCGCACGAGTTGCAGAATCATGTTCGCCGTCGCGTTGCGGCCGAAGTCAAGCGTCGCCTCCGTCGCCGAGACGAACTTCTGCGCGACGTTCACCATCAACGCTGCGAACGCGCCGCTCGTGATGTTTGCGCCCGGGTCGCCACGCACCGTGGCGTTCATCCCGGAGATCTCATTCAGCCGCGCAAGCAGGAACTCGAGCCCCCACTTGGTGGACTCGGGCATCTTTGCCCAATCGATCACCTGCGGCGGCTTTTGCCCTGGCTTCGTTCGGAAGAACGCGCCGCCGCGCGAGAGCTTCTCGAGGTCGATCTCGACGCCTTCCTCCGCGAACAGCGACTGACGGCCAAAACGCAGCGTGTTGTTCGCCCACTGCGTCAATATCTCGTCGATCATCTCCTGCGGTGCGAGGAGGTCCGTCGACTCCGGGTAACCGAATGTGGTGGCGAAATACTTCGCCGAGCACACACTGATGACCGGCATGCCCTCGGGCAGCGGGCACGCCACGTCCCACAGAACGACGTCGCCGGCGTAGCCGACGTACCGGCCACCGGGCACAGCGTCACACGCCTGGTGGTAGAAGTGCCGGACGATGATCTGATCGTTCGTCGCCCCGGAGATGTCGAAACCGAACATCTCCGCCGCGCCGATGTCGCCACGGAGGTTGTCGACGGCTCGAATCTTCGCTGCCTTCTCGGGAAAGCGCGCCGCGATCTCGTGCTTCGAGCAAACCTCGCGCACGATGCACCAGATGCTCTCCTTCGCGTACGGCTCGCGGACGACCTCCCACGGGTAGAGGCTCGTCAGCGTCGGTGCGCCGCTCTTGCGAAGCCGCTTCACCGGCTTCATCAACGGCTGACCGTTCACCGGGTTGACGAGAGCCTCGCCGGTGACCTCGTCCATCGCCGGCACCATGCTTTCGACGCTGACGTCGTTGCCGGCGCTGAAGTCCCAGCGGCCCCACACAAAACCCTCACCGAAGTATCCGTCGCTCTCGAGCGCTGCCCATTCGATCTTTTCGCCGCGCGCGGAGCGATACAGGTAGTCGAGCGCGCTCTGCGCCATCGGCACCTGCGCGAGCGACGAGAAGTCATCGTTCAGCGCGAGACACTGAAAGCTCGGGCGCTCGCCCTGCGCCATTACGTTGCGCTGCTTGATGTAGCCGCGCACCAGATTGATGCGGAATCGCACCGTGCTCGCGGTCGGACCGCTGAACGTCAGCCGCTGCGTCGTGTTGCGACCGCCGTTGCGTGGATCGATGCCTTGCGCTTGCGCGTAGATGAGACGCAGCAGCGACCAGTACCCGCGCTCGACGCCGGCTTGCCACCAGTTCCGCTCGTGACCCTGCGCCTCGCCGATCAGCTTCTCGGGCTCGAGAGTCGCCCAATAGCGATCAGCGCTAGCAGCGGGGTTGGCGGTGGTGGTCTGAACGTCCAACGAACAGCCTCCGTCAGCTGACGCCCATCATTCGGCACATGAAGTCGGGCGGATTCTCGGGGAGCACGCGATACGGATGCGCCGCTTCGGACACCGCGTTGATGAACGGTGAGATGTCGATCTGCCGCGCCGCCATCCAACCCGCCTCAGAGAGCGTGATGAACTCGGAGATCTTCAGCGGCTTCGACAGCACGACCTCGTGCACGTACGTCTCGGGGGCGATCACGAACTCGCGGAACTCGCCTGTGTGCGGATCGCGCTCGGTACGCGAGCCCGGCGACATGCGCGGATCTTCGACAACGCGCTTGCACACGATGATCGCGAAGTCCGGGATGTGCGGCGCCGCCTGCATGTTGAACTTCGACGCGATCGCGTGATGGGAGATCGGCTCGTAGCGCTCTTTCAGCGCAGCCTTGACGACCCGCTGGTCGTAGTCAGGCTCCGGAACGAGGAAGAGCGTGTTCGCGGGAACCGGCAGCTTCTTCTTCGGCGCCTCCGGCTTCGAGACTTCGGTCTTCAGAACTTCTTGCTTATTGTCCATCGTTCATCCCTCCTCAGCGGCCCCAGCTACGTGCGTCGCCGAGAGCAGCGAGCGTGCCGGCCATCTTCGTTTCGACCTCGGGCCCAACCGCCGCGAACTTGGAGTCGTACTCCTCGAGACGCTCTCGCATTTCGAGCAGCGCCTGCTTCAACGCGGCTTCATGGACGTCGAGCCGCTTCGACAACGCCTCGACCGCGCGTGCCTGCGCTTGCGTGTCGGACTCCTCACGCAACCGCGCATGCTGTAGTGCGACCCATCGCCGGAAGCAGTCCCAGAGGACCGCAGCAAAGATCGTGATGCTCAGTGAGAATGCAATGGTCGAGGTCATTGTGATGTTGTGTCCCTCTATCGCCACTCGCGATCCCCAAACATGTTGTAAGACCCGACACCAGTTTGTTCACGCGCACTGAGCATGTGTCGAGCGCGATCGGGTTGGTTGCGGTCGATGCACTCGATGGCGGGTGGAAATGGACTGCGAGTCCATCGCACATCGCGAACCACGTACTTCAGCGCCGCGATGCAATCTTCGTGTCCCAACAGCCGCGAACGCGACCAGTCGATCTTCTTGCCGTTCTCGTCTGTGCGCCACATCCCCGAACGCAACTGCTGAATGAGCGGCTCGGTCTTGCCGTTCTTCAAAATCACGATCTTCAGCGGCCGCGCTGCGAACAGCATGCGCAGATGTTGCTCGTCAGCCTCAGCGCTGCCGTCGCCCTTCTGCGCCATGCGCACGTTCATGCCGTAGTCGACGTTCATGTCCATGATGAACCGCGTCGCCACGTCGCTGACTCGCGAGTACGGGTTCGCAACAAGGCTGCGCGCTTCGGGTTCCCAGTACGTCAACGAGCCCGGACCCGCTTCCCAGACTTCCCCGCCGCCGGCGGCGCGTGTCACGTCCTCGATGGTCAGCTCACGCTTCGTCGGCTCGGCGACCGCGCGATGCGCCGTGCCCCAGAGCTCTTGCTCCATCGATTTGCACACGGAGCTCACTTCGCCCGTGCTCGCGTTGGGCTTCATCCACGCCGCTTCGACGACAATGCATTGACGCAACCAATCGAGGTACATCCACACGAGCCCGAACGGGTCCGTCTTACCAGGGTCCATGCCCACGAACGCGAGCGCGTGCGTCGGGCGCAGCCAGACTTTCGGATCGACGACGTGAACCGACTCGTCGAACTCCGGCACGATCATTGTCTCCGGGTCCGGGTCGTTCTCGTTGAACAGCTCACGCTTGCACGTCGCCGAGTTGCGTCCACCGCACTGCCGGATTTCGTCCTCGATGTCCTCCGGTGTCAGGCTCGTGTTGTTCTCGATCGTCATCGACGAGAACGCGCCGCGCGCCTCCGCGTCCGGTCGGAACTCCCGGTTGAAGTCGTGGTCCTTCTGCTTCGGCTCGCTGGACTCGAGCGCGATCCACGCGTGCGGCAGCCCCTGAAACTGCAGCATCACCTCGCTCACGAGCGTGCTCTCGAGGCCTCGCACAAACCCGGCTTCGGTCACGATGCAGAAGTCCAAGAACGGACCGCGAAGCGCGTCCGGATGCATGTCGAGGCCGACCAACTTGATGCGCGCCTCGACAGCCGGAATGTACAGGTGCTCGTGATGGCCGTTGCCGGAGCTGCGGTACTCGGGACGGTAGCCTTCCGGGGCGTCGCGAAAGACCTTCTCGATGTTCGGAACGAGGACCGTGCCGATCTTCTTCTGCGTCGGGATCGCAATCATCCCGTTCGCGCCGCGTCCCTCGCGCGTGTAGAAGCGGATGCACTCCTCTTCGCCGACTAACAGCCAGAAGCACGTCTTGCCGGTGCGCCGCGCGCTGCGGTCGACCCACATGCGGTCAAACCGTGCCCCGATCGATGCGCACCACTTCCGGTGCTCGCGCGTCTGGCGACGCACGTTCCATTCGCGGACGCGGTCATACTTCTCGAGCTGATGCCGTTGCTGCTTGAAGCGCAGCTCGCCAGCCCGGTACAGCAGCGCGACGCGCTCCTCCTCGGGCATGTCGAAGTCGATCGGCAGCGCTTCGCCTGCGCTCACTGCACCTCGGCTTCAGGCGCAAACGCGTCGATGTTCTCAGGCGTGATGATCGTCGCGCCTTCGCCGAGCCCGTTCGTCTCCAGCTTCGCCGCGACGCTCTCGGCCGCTCGGTCGCTCACCACCAGCTGCGGAAGCGGCACGAACTTCTCGCATTGACACCAGTCGCAGCGTGCGTTCGTGTGCAGCTTCTCGTCGTGCCCGCAGTTGCGACACGCGTGCGGCGTCCGCCGGTTCTTGCACGCGAACGGCGCCTGCGCGTCGTCGTGCCCCGGGTCCGGTCGCCCCTGCTTCATGCAGAAGCGCCGCCACATGCAGTACGGGCACTCGCAGCCCAGCACCACGCGCGCGCTCTCGCGCAACTCCCGCTCCTGACGGTCCGCGAGCTTCTTCTCGGCCCGCCGCCGCGCACGACGCATGGTTCGCGCTCTCATGACTCGCCCTCGCCGAGGGCGTTGTTCACCACGCGCGCCTCGACCGCCTGGCGCTGCATCTGCTCGAGCTTCGCGATGTCGTTGCTCGAGACCACCGCTATCTGCACGCGCGTCGTGCTTCCGGCCGCGTTCGCCACCACCTCGCCTCCCGAGGCGAACTCCGCGAGCATGCTGACCGCCGCCAACCGCTGCCGGCTCTTCCGGTCGCGCGCGACCTCGAGCACGATGCTGACACACTCCTCGAGATGCTCGCCCGCAAGCTCCGCAAGCCTGCGTGCCGCCTCGAGCTTCTGCTTGTCGAGGTTCGGCGGAATGCCCGTGACCGAGCGTGGTTGCGGCCGGGGCATCAGGCCGCCCCCTCGCGCTGCGCTTCTTCCGCCCGGCCGAGCACGCAGATCGCCACGTCGCCGTCGGGCGTCACACTCGTGCGCACACGCACGCCGCGCCGCCACGCCGCGTTCGTGATCGCCGACTGCATCCTCGCGGGCGCCCCGAGGAAGTCCTCGCCATGGCGCAGCAGCGTCACGTCGCCGCCGAGGAAGAGCGCCCACGGGTAGCGGGCGCGAACGCCGACCGCCGTCAGCTGCCGGAGGTCAGCGCGCCAGCGTGCTTGATGTGTCGTGCAATCGGGCGAACTCACAGAAAGCAATCTGTGAGACGAACGCCACTTTGGTAATCATCGTGACCGAGTGCATCGCCGTGCGATCGAGTGCTTGGCGTCACCGCTGCGGTCACGCGCGCACAAGTCGCTCAGCTCGGCGCGGGCGCGCTGACGAGCGTCATTTCGGCCCGCCGCCTGCGAGCTTCCTCATCGCATTGGTCTCGCCAGTCACGGGCGAGCCATCCGCGCGCGAGATGAGCACAGAGCAGGAACATGGCGTCGGTCTTGTCGTGCGCCGGCTCCTCGTCGAACTTCGACACCCAGTCCGCCGCCGGATGGTCCTTGAACTCGTTCAGGAGCTCGCACAGCACCGCCAACATACTCACCGCGAGCTCGTTCAGTCTGTTCTCCGAGGCGTCGTCGAAACACTCGCCGTTCGGTCCGGGCAAGCTCCGAGCGTATCTCCATGCCACGTACGCGATCTCGTCGTGGAGGTCATACTTCCCACGCTCGATTCGCCGGAGCAGCCGTGCGAGTGCTTCCGGCCGCTGCGCATCAAAAGCTTTGCGCTCGGCGTGGTCACGCTCAGCGCGCTCAACCAGCCCACGGCAATACTCCCCAACGGAGTCCAGGTCGGCGATGCGCCTTGCGCGCGCCTTCGTCGTCCGCACATTCCGGAGAAGAATGTGTGTCCAGCCGAGCAGAATCCGAGCTCGGGTCGTCGGCTTACTACACGCGAGCATCGCCATCAGAAATCGGCGAATGCTTTCAGGCACTAAGTTCTCAAGCCTCTCCGCATCACGCTTCCAGTCGGTGCTCTTCATCGCTCGCCCTCCCCTGCAAAAGTTGAGGCCCGCGAGCATGCTCCGGCGCCGATCGGCGTGTCGCTGTGGTTGTTCGGCGTGGAGCGGCGGCGATGTGCGTCGCGAATGCATGCGCGTCTTGACAACCCACGCGGGGTGCTACAAGTTATAACTTGTGAAGTCCGCCGACGTGATCCGATTGCTCGAAGCGGACGGCTGGGTGCTCGCCCACGTCAAGGGCTCGCATCACCAGTACAAGCACCCGACGAAGCCAGGCAAAGTCACCGTCCCGCACCCCAAGAAAGACCTCTCGATCGGCACTATCAAGAGCATCGAGAAGCAGTCCGGCGTCAAGCTCAAGTAGGGGCAACACCAGAGCGGCGGTTTCGAAGTCGCTTCTACGAGGACCACATGTTCTACGTCGCCAAAATCACCCACGACAGCAAGTACTGGGACGCCGACTTCCCCGACTGCCCCGGCTGCCACACGTTCGCGGACTCGCGTGAGGAGCTCCGCGCTGCCGCACAGGAAGCTCTCGAGGGCTGGCTCGAAGCGCATCTCATCGACGGCGAAGCGCCTCCGCGGCCGCGCACGGACTGGAAGCCCGGCCGGCGCAACGTGATGGCCATCCACGTCCCGCCGGCGCTCGCCTCCGCGCTCTCCATCCGCTGGGCGCGCCAAGACCTCGGGCTTTCGCAGGCGCAGCTCGCGAAGCGGATGCGCGTCACCCAACAGGCCGTCGCACGACTCGAGCAGCCCGACGCGAACCCCGAACTCGCCACGATCGAGAAGGCAGCCAAAGCACTCGGCCTCAACGTCGAGCTGTCGTTCTCGGCCGCGTGACACGCCAGCCAGGAGAAGCCCCAATGACCCGCCGCGCCGCCCTCTACGCCCGCGTTTCGACCCGCGATCAGTCGCCAGCGCTGCAGCTTGACGCCCTGCGCCTACTCGCCGCTCAGCGCGGATGGACCGTCGCCGGGGAGTACGTCGACCACGGCATCTCCGGCACGCGCTCGAAGCGCCCCGAGCTCGACCGCATGATGGCGGACGTCCACGCCGGCAAGTGCGACGTCGTCGCCGTGTGGAAGTTCGACCGGTTCGCCCGCTCGACCCAGCACCTCATCACCGCGCTGAACGACTTCCGCGCGCGCAACATCGAGTTCGTGAGCGTGCAAGACGGCATCGACACGACGACCGCCGCCGGGCGCATGGTGTTCGGCGTGATCGCGTCGCTCGCCGAGTTCGAGCGCGAGCTGATCGTCGAGCGTGTGCGCGCCGGCATGGCCTCTGCGCGCCGCCGAGGGCGGCGAGGCGGTCGGCCCCGTGCTCGGGTGGACATCGGTCGCGCGCTGTCACTGCGTGGCGCTGGGAAGCCGCTGCGCGCCGTCGCCGAGGAGCTTGGCGTCAGCATCGGCGCGCTGCACCGCGCGCTCGCAGAGCACGACGTCGAGCGTGTTCCAAAAACCCCTCTGCAAGCGACAGCGTAAACGCGCGAAACTCCGCACGCGCAATCGTCGCTTTCGCGTGTTCCGAAAACACCTGTTTTTGGAACGCAGCTGTCGGCTGCTCCGAGAGCGAGAGCCCGGCGCCGGAGGTGTGTCAGGGATCCAGTCCCTTTCGCCTTCGCAGGCGTCGCATGCGTTCGTACGCCTCCGGCGGCGGCTTGCGCCGTACCTCCGCCGGCTTTGGCTTGCTGGTGGCGTCGAGCTCCTCGCGCACAACGCGCCTCACAAGCGCCTCGAACTCCTCGACCGTCATGTCCATCACGAGCCGTCTACGCATGTCGCTCATAACCGCGAGTCTAACCCCTACCCCGCTCTCTCCGAGGCTAAGAGAGGGGGGTGACGTGTCAATCGCGCTCAATCCCTAACTGCTCGATGCACTCGTTTGCCATCGATCTGCCGGTGATGCAGGTGATGAAGGCGATGTTTTCCCCTCCTTCTTTATAACTGTCACTGACAGTTTCCGCGCGAAGGGTTGTAAACATCACCGGCATCACCGGCATCACCGGCAGTCTGGCGTCCGACGATCTCGGTCAGGGTTTCAGCGGCACCCACGGGCTATCCGCAACGAGCATCGATGCGGTCGACTCGCACCACCAGCTTTCTGACTCAACAACGTGGAACGTACGGTCGGTCGCGCGTTCTACGTAAACGTCGACGTGCACAGCGAGCGCCTGACCCTTCACAACGCCAGGCAGCGCGTACCCCTCCGGGTGTTTCCAGTAGCGAGTAGCGTCTTTGAAATCTTCGAGGCGCACTTGGTCACCTGCCTCTCACGAGTTCCTGCCCAAGCTGAATCGCAAGGCCGATTGGTGCGCTCGAGAGCAGCGACGCGGCCTTTGTACCGTATCCCGCTACGGTCACGCGTAGCAGTCGTCCGTCGATCGCGTATTCGCCAGAGTGTTTCTCACCGAGCGCCGTGAATGTGAACGGCTCCCAGTCGAGCGGTTTTGTCTTTCGCGTCATGCGCGCGATGGTGCGCCTGACAGCCGCATTTTGCGATCACAAGGCGCACAATAATCACAAGGCTCACAAAGCTCACAAACATCACAAAGCTCACAACAAACACAAACAAATTCGATATGTTAGGTGTTGGTAACGCTTGCGCTCTCACCGGTCGCAAATCATGTTCTTCACATGGTCGGCGATCTCAAGAAACCTCGAGGCCGCAATGGCGGGCGTCGACCGCGTGATGCGTCGGGCAGGTCGGAGCAGACACTCGGCGTGAGGCTCACGCCTTGTGAGCGCGACGAGATCTTGACTTGGCTCGATGGCCGTCCGTTCGGAACCACGGCGCGGAACCTAATGCTAGCCGCCGCTCGCTCGGGCCGTAGTGCATCGCCGGCGATGATCGTCGCGGACGCAGGTGACGCGGTGGTGCGGTCATGAGTCGGCGTCGCAATGTGACCATAGAACGTGTCGAATGTGACCGTAGAACCCGATGTAGGTGCACCAAGCTACGTGCTGTGACCGCATGCATCAGCATCTGGCGCACGAGCGCGACCATCGCGTCGATCGCATACCGAGCGTCGCAGATCGTGGGCGCCCTCGGCGCCGAGCGTGCCAGCGTCTGGCTCGCGGACCGAGCTTCGGACATCGCGTGGCAGCGCGAGCTGCGCGACCGACCCGCCCGTGACCGCGCCCGTGCGCGCGAGTGGGCCGCCGCCGTGCGCGGCGTCAGGTGCGCGTCATGACCCACGACCCCCGCGTCGTCGTCGCGCCCGGCGACCACCCATCTGTCGACGACCTGATCGAGGCCGGCGCGACCGCCGAGGAGGTCCTCGCGCACGCCACGCCGCTCGACTGGCCGGAGCCAGCCGATGCGCCCGCCGCTGACGGCGGCAGTGACGCAGACGTCGAACGCATCCGGCCGACCATTCGTACCGGCGCCGACGTGCATCGTGTCGTCGACCAGAGCATCCACGCGCTGCGCGGTGACGAAGGCATCTACCAGCGCGCTGGCCGACTGACGCGCATCGTGCGAGTCACCGACACCGAAGCCACCGCCGAGCGCGCGGCGGCCGGGACGCCACAGCTGCGTGACGTCGCGTCCGCGACGCTACTCGAGCGGCTCACGGCGGTCGCCGAGTATCAGCGCTTCGACGCGAGGGCAAAAGGCTGGCTGCACACCGTACCCCCCATGGAGGTCGTTGCGGCGGTGATGGCGCGCGGCGAGTACCCGGGCATCCGGCCGATCACCAGTATCATCGAGACGCCGAGCATGCGCCCGGACGGCTCGGTCATCGACCGCCCTGGTTACGACGCGGCGACAGGCTACGTGTACCTGCCGCAGCGCGCGTATCCGGCGATCCCGCTGCACCCGACGATCGACGACGCACGCGCCGCTCTGCGCGAGCTCGAGGAGCCGTGGTTAGATTTTCCAGCGACGACGCCGGCCGGTAAGGCCGTGCCGCTCGCAGCTGCACTGACGCACACCGCGCGCCCAGCGATCGTGGGCGCTGTGCCAGCGTTCTTCCACGACGCATCGACGCGCGGCAGCGGCAAGACTCTGGTGGTGCGATGCGTCATCATCATTGCGCAGGGGCGCGAGGCCGCACTCATTACATGGTCGGAGGACCCCGCCGAGACCGAGAAGACGCTCGGTGCGCTCGCGCTGCGCGGCGCGACCAGCGCCATCTACGACAACGTCGTCGGAACCTTCGGCGGGGCCGCGCTCGACAAGGTACTCACCGCGACGGACCGAGTCAGCCTGCGCGTCCTCGGCAAGTCGGAGCAACCAGAACTGCCATGGCGAGCGACTATTCTCGCCACGGGCAACAATGCAGTACTCGGGCGCGACACCGCGCGGCGCACGCTCGTGCAGCGCCTCGAGCCCGGGGTCGAGCGCCCAGAAGAACGCGACACGTCGACGTACCGTATCCCGCAGCTCGAGCGCTGGTGCATGGAGCATCACCCGCGGCTGGTAGCTGCAGCGCTGACACTGCTGCGCGCGTACGTCGTCGCTGGGCGACCGTCGCAGGGACTGACCGCGTGGGGCTCATACCAGCCGTGGGCCGATCTGATTGCGAACGCGATCGTTTGGGCCGGTGGTCCGAACGTGTTAGAGGCCCGCGCGACTGTCGCCGCGGAGGAGGACGAGACGACCGCGGCGCTGCGTGCGCTCCTACCGTTGTGGCGTGCGTTCGCCGCTGATGGCTGCAGCGCGCGTCATGCGATCGACGCGCTGTACTCGCCGGACTACATGCGCGGCCAGGCGGCGCCGGACGGCTGGGACGACCTGCGCGCCGCGATCGAGACGTTGGCGCCGCCGTCGCGACCTGGCCAGCGCCCCGACCCGAAACAGCTCGGGTACGCGTTGCGACGCGCCAAGGGCGCTGTGTTGTCAGGTCTGCGTATCGAGTCCGAACTCGACCGCAAGAAGACAGCCGTCTGGGTCGTACGGGAGGCGGGACGATGACGAGCGCTCGCTACATCGATCGCCTACGTGACGCCGACGTGCTGACGATCGCCGCGCAGCTCGGGATCGAGATAATCGAAAGCCGCGGCACCAGCCCCGGCAGCTTCGCTTGCCCGGCTTGCAACGCCGAACGTCGTCACGGCGAGCGCATTCGCGGCGCGTGCGGCGTGACTGCGAACGGTTGCGGATGGCGGTGCTTCGAGTGCGGGGTGACTGGCGACGCGATCGGGCTCGTACACTGGGTACTTTGCGGACGCGCGCAGGAAGCGTGCAGCGCCACCGATAAGGCGAAGGTGCGCGCTTGGGTCGATCGACGCGACGGCGTGGAACCGCGCGAACGCCCGCCGCTGCGCCTGGTGCGTAAGCCGCCCGAGTACCCGCCAGCCGAGAAGATCGCACGGGTCTGGGCGGAGTGCGTGCGCGTCGATGAGGAACCTGACGTTTGCCACTGGCTGCGCTCCAAACGTGTCGACGTCGATCTCGTCGCAGACCGCGACCTCGCACGCGCACTCCCGAGTGACTCGAGTGAAGCACCGAAGTGGGCGCGCGGCGGATGGCGCCTCATCGTGCCGCTGAGAGATGCCGACGGCGCGATGCGAAGCCTCAAGGCTCGCCGCATCGTCTCCGGAGACGGCCCGAAGTCGTTGTCGCCGAGCGGACACTCCGCCGTCGACCTCGCGTTTTTCGACCCGCACATCGCCGCGGCCGAGCGCGCGTTCTTCATCGAAGGCGAAAAGAAGCTCTTGCAGGTAACCACGCTGTTTCCCGAGGCGATGGTGATTGGCGTCGGCAGCGGCATGATCACCGCAGAGCTCGTCGCGCGCGTGCCTGCCGGCGCCGAGGTCCTTCTCTGCACGGACCCCAACGGCGCCGGCGCTGAGTACGCCACGAAGCTCGCGCGCTTGCTCGCGGCGACCCAGCGCAAACGCGCCCAACTTTGGCGCGGGCTGGAGGTGCCGCGATGACCTTCGAGCTCTACGGCTACCAAAAGCGAGGCGTCGAGGCGACGCGCGAATCGCTGCGCCGTCTCGCGCGGGAAGGCAAGCGCCGCCGGACGCTCGTTGTCGCCTGCACCGGCAGCGGCAAGACCGAGATGTTCATCGAGATGCTTCTGCTCGTCGCAGCGCGCGGAGGCCGCGGGCTCGTTCTCGTGCACACGAAGAGCCTGGTCGAACAGACGGCGCGACGTCTGCGTGCACGCGGCCTGCGTGTCGGAGTGGAGCGTGCAGCCGAGACGGTCGAGCAGTTGCTCGACGTCGATGTTGTTGTGTGCTCGGTGCAGAGCATGTCGCGTCGCCTGGACAAGTACCTGCCCGGCGCATTCGCGCTCGTGGTCGCCGACGAAGCGCACCACACGCCGAGCGCGACGCAGCGCAAGATACTCGACCACTTCACCGCCGCATCCGTGGTCGGATTCTCGGCGACGCCCGACCGGACCGACGGAACGCCGCTCTCGGAGATCTTCGACGACGTCGCATTCACCTACGACATCGGCGACGCCGTTCGCGACGGCTACCTCGTGCCTCCCGAGCTGGTCGACGTCGCGATCGAATCGCTCGACCTAAGCGCGATCAAGTTCCGTGGCGGCGAGCCGGCTGCAGCCGAGCTCGAAGCCGAGCTGATGCGCGACGCCACGATGCACGCGATCGGCGCTTCGCTCGCACGAGAAGCAAAGGGCCGGAAGGTCTGCCTGTTCCTGCCCGGCGTTGCCAGCGTGAACGCAGCCCCGGACATGCTCGCCCAGTACGGCCTACGCGCCGCCGGCATCACGGGGTCAACGCCGGACGAGGAACGTAAACGCATCATCGCAGCGTTCGAACGCGGCGAGTACGACGTGCTCGCGAACTGCATGGCGCTGACCGAGGGCTTTGACTGCACCGCAATCGACTGCGTTGCAATCGCGCGGCCGACATCGAGCCGATCGCTGCTCGTTCAAATGGCGGGCCGCGGATTGCGTCTGCACCCTGGCAAAGCGTCGTGCCTGGTGCTGAACTTCACGCCGGGCAAAGCCAAGGGCAATACGCTTATCTGCCCGGTCGACGCGCTGGGGTCGCACGGCTTCGCGCACCGCGTGATCGGACGCGACTGGCGCGCAGCGGAGCGGGAGCGAGCGCAGGCCATCGCCGAGGACGAGGTGCGCCGCCGTGAGGAACACCGACGCATGGTTGCGACCGTGGGCGTCGCGTACGCGATCGTTCGGCTGCCGCTGCCCGAGTTCCTGAGCGCGGCCAACGTGCCGACCGGCGGCGCGGAGCCGTCGTCGCGGCAGCTCGACATGCTCGACAAGCTCGGGTTCTCGCGCGCCGAGATCGGTAGTGTGAACACGTCGCGCGAGGCGAGCGCGGCGATCGAAGCCTGCAGCGCGCGCCGCGATCAGGGTCTTTGCACACGCGCGCAAGCGAAGTTTCTCGCGAAGTACGGCTACTCGGACGAGCTCACGAAGGGCGAGGCGAGCGAGCTCATCACGCGCATCAAAGAGAACGGCTACCGCCCGCTGGCAAGACGCTCGGCGGCATGACGTGACACAACCAAAATCAAGAGGGACACAATGAAGACGTTGTTAGTTCTACTCGCTGTTACGTTTGCTGTTTCGACCTGCACGCCTGCGTTCGCGCAAGAAGCGCCGAAGCCGGTGAAAGCGAAGCGCGTGCGTCAGCAGCCTCGCGGGCCGCGAACGCCCGACGGCTGCTTCCTGGTCAAGCTGCCAGGGGAAGAGCGCCGGGTGTTCATTTGCGAGCTCGGGCACTGGGAGCCTGCGTCGTACGGCTTTGACAGTGCCGAGTGCTTCCCGATTCGGATCGGCGGATGGCTCACCGCGAATCCGTGGGAGTACGCGCTCGCGTGCTCCGAGAAAGTTTGAAGGCGGACGGGTTCCGCGGAGGTCAACACGATGTCTGGATTCAAACGCGCCGGCACCAAGACCCAGAACAACCTCGTCGAAGCGCTGCTCGCGTGCCCGTTCCATCTGATCGGCACGATGCGCTCGAAGATGGATTGGGTTCTCGAGGAAAACGAGAAGGGCAAGAAGGTCCCGAAGAAGGTTGGACTCGCGCCGGTCCAGCGCGACGACCTGCTCTACGAAGCGGACCTCATCGCCGAGCTGGACCACGAACACACGTTCATGGTCACGAAGACGCGCCTCAAGGAGTTCGACGGTTTCTGCGAGAAGAACGTCGGCAAGAAGTTCGGCGAGCGCGTGGTCGGGTTCCTGAAGGGCGAGAAGAGTCCGGAAGCTCCGAAGCCGCCGGTCATCTTCATGGCGAAGGACCACCCGAAGCGCGGCCAAGCCTTGCGCACGGCGACGATCGATGAGGTCAGCGACTACTTGATGTCGCTCGACAGCAAGCTGAACGACGCCTCGGAAGATGTCGCGGTCGTGTTGCGTCCGCACCGAGCCGACGTGCACCGAGAGCTCGCGGCGATGGCAAGTGAGCGCGCGGCACAGGAGAAGCGCGAGCACTTCGCAGCAGGGGGTGCGTGATGTTCGAGCGCGACGACAGCCAGAAGTGCATCACGCCGGCGTGCATGAACGCGGGACTGCGATGTCTCGGCGGCCAGTGCTGCGAGTGCAAGGCGGCGGCCGACCGGTTCGAGCAAGAGCACGCCGCGGGCTTCGACCCTGTCACGCGGCCCGCGCACTACGAGTTCGCAAGCATCTCACCGCTGAACGCGGTGCTCGATTGGAACCTGAACTATCTGCGGGGCTCGGCACTGAAGTACCTCGTGCGCGCCGGCCGGAAGGGCGACGAGGTCGAAGACCTCAAGAAGGCTGCGTACTGCTTGCGGCGAGAGATCGAGCGCGTGGAATCGCTGCGCGCATCGAAGTGACAACACAACTAACAGTGAGGGACCGTCATGGATGTCATAAGTAGTCTGATGTGGGCTGTGAGCTTGAGTCTCTCTGTAGCAATGCTGCTCGTCGGCCTATGGCCCAAGAACTAACGCCTCGAATGGTTCGGGGTTTTAGGGGCCCGGCGCAACGGCGTCCCGTCGCCGGGCTCGTTTTTACAAGGTTTGAAGCATGAGAGCTGAACATGAAGAACGGAATGAACAAAGTGATCGTCGCCGGCAGCTTAGGTGCTGATGCTGAGTTGCGTCACACGCAAGCAGGCGCATCAGTCGCAAACTTCCGCGTCGCCGTGAACGAGTCGTGGTTCGACAAGGCTGCGAACGAGCGCAAGGAGCGCTGCGAATGGGTCGCGGTCGTGTACTGGGGCAAGGGCGCCGAAGCGATCGCCGAGTACCTCGTGAAGGGCAAGGACGTGATCGTCGAGGGCCGGTTGCAGACGCGCAGCTGGGAGAAGGACGGCCAGAAGCGCTACACGACCGAGGTCAACGCGAGCAACGTCATCCTCCTCGGCGGCGGAGGTCGTGCCGCTGACGGCGGCAAGCGCGACGAAGCGCGCGACAACCAGCCGGCTGACGACGACGATCAGATCCCGTTCTGACGCGGAGGAAGCCATGCAGGTGCGAGATCTCACGGGACAGAAGTTCGGCCGGCTGACGGTAATAGCCAGGCGGCCGGCGATCAAAGGCGATCACGTCGCGTGGCGCTGTCTGTGCGACTGCGGCCGCGAGCACGTCGCGACGGGCAACAATCTCGTGCGCGGCAAGGTCGGCAGCTGCGGTTGCGCGAAGGCCGAGGCGAATCGTCGCCGGTGCCGGAAAGCAGAAGCCGCGTGAGGGTGGTGCTCGCAATAGACACGGCTCGAAACTCGGGCTGGTGCCTCACCGCCGACGGCAAGTACGTCGATTCGGGCGAATGCGACGCTTACGGCGACGCGCCTCGAGAGGTTTGCCGGCGCGCGGTCGAGCTCGACGCGAAGGCGGAGCTGTTGCTCGAGACCGCTTTCGGCGGCTCGCTCGCCACACTGCGCGGCCTCGGCGCCGCTCGTGGCTGCTGGCTGTCGGCCTGGCGCTGGGCGACCGGCAAGAAGACCACGGCGCGTATCCGGAGCGTCATGCCGCAAACGTGGCGCGCTGCTTTGTTCGGCGCCACCGCCGGGTTCGCGCTTCAGGAGAAGCTCACGGCGCAGGTCTTCAGTCGCAAGACCGACCCGGCCCCGGACGAGGCCGCCGCGATCTGCATCGCGCGATGGGCGTCGGTACACGCAGCGAAGAAGACGACAGCAGGTTACCGAGAGCGAGGAAGCTCTCGCAGCAACGAGGGAAAACAACATGGGAAAGACGCGTGACCCTGTTTCAGTCGCAATGGGCTTGTCCTTCTTCCGGGCTTCGTACGACGAGATCTGCGCCCTGCAGTTCGCGCTGGAGGGCTACCACATCCCGGCGTTTCGTCTGAAGGTGCTGCGAAACTTCGTGAAGGAGAGCGCACCTCGGCACTTGATGCAGCTCGCCGCGCGCCTGCGCTTCTTCGGTTTCGTGCCGGACTCGGAGGAGTTGGTCTTCCTCGCAGAGGCCTTCGCAGCCACGAAAGATTTCTTCGGCGCACGCACGCTCAAGCTCGTACGCCACACCTACGCGCAGCTCCTCGCAACCTACGAGAGGCTGCTGACGCAGGGCGGTGCGATCCGGAACATCGAGCACTGGGACGCCATGCTGGGCATGGACGTGCCGCTTCACGGCGACGTGTTTCGAGCGGCGTACGCGTTCCTGTGCGAACTGCACAGCGTCAAGTTCGAGGAGCTCGACCCCTACCACTTCGCCGCGAGCAGCGAACCCACTGAGTCCGACGGGAGCCTCGCCGCGCTGTTGCTCGCGAGCCAGAACGCGGCGCCGAGGGAGCTGCACAGCTGAGTCTTGATGGACGACCGCAGCACAGAGATCGAGCACGACGTGCGCCTACTCGAAGAGAAGTACGGCGCTGCGGTCGTGCGCGAGCATCTGGCTCGGCGTCGGACCTACAGCAGGCGGCGCAAGGATGTTCCGCTCGCCGAACGAATCGCGGCGACGGGCGGTCGAGTGATGCTCACAGCTCGGGACGTTCAAGCCATCACGGGCCTGTCGACTAGCGCGGCGTACAACCTCATGACACAGCTCGGCGGTGTGAGTCTGGGTCGATCGCTTCGCCTACCGAAGCAGAACTTAGACGCGCACCTGAAAGCACTCGAGCGAGCACGATGGACATCTACTCTCGAACGGTCAGCGGAAAACGCGTCTGGTACGCAGACATCTACGTCATCAAAAGCGGTCGCAGAACGCGCGCGCGAAGAAGCACAGGCGTCCGAGACGATGGAACCGCAAGATCCAGACGCGCCGCCGAAATCGCAGCCCGAGCTCTCGAGCAATCGCTTGCGCTTGGCCAAGATCGCGGCGCGCGCCAAACGACGCTGGAGAAAGCGATAGCAGCGCTGGTCGACAAGATGGAGCTCGAAGGCAACGCGCAAGCTACCATCGGCATCGCCATCGAGAAGGCCGAGCGGTTGTTCGACTTCTTCGGGGCAACCACGTCGCTCGAATCCTGCAGAGACACACACGCGTACGCCAAGGCCGCGCTCGCCGCTCGCGCCCCGGCGACGGTGCTGCGTGAGCTGAAGACGCTGGCGGGAGCGTTTCGCGCATCGGGGCTCACCCCTCCGGAGCTACCCGATATCCAGCTGCCAGATGGTCGCGAGCGTTTTCTCACGCCAGCGGAGCAGCTGCGGCTACTCGCGGCCACGCCGCCCGAACGCAAGGACCACATCGTGATGTACTTGCACTGCGGGCTCTCGAAATCGGAGCTGTGGCGGATCGCGCCCACGGACTGCAACTTCGACCGCAACGAGGTGCGCGTTCGAGGCACGAAGGCGAAGGAGCGCGATCGCCTGTTGCCGATGACGCCCGAGGTGCGCGCCGTCCTGCTGTCGCGCCGCGGTCGAAAGCAGATGTTCGAGCCGTGGGAAGCCGGCAACGCCGACCGCGACCTGCGACTTTACGCAAAGCGCGCTGAACTCGGGCCGCTCAGCTTCAACGATCTCAGGAGAACCTACGCGACGACCCTGGCGGCCGCTGGCGTGCCGATCCTGCACCTGATGCACCTGATGGGGCACGCCAGCACCAGGATGCTCGAGAAGGTCTACGCGCGCGTCGGAACCGGCGACCACATGCATGAGGCGGTCAAAAACCTGCCCCGCCTACGATCGCGGTAGGCGCACTTCGTTCTGCAGCTGATGGCTGCTGAGACAAATATGTGCCAAACTAAGTGCGAACTTTGGAAACCATGGACGAAAAAATGAACCTCGACCCCCTCAAAAACCGCGGAAATTCGCTGATCGCACTGAAAAATCGGTCAGTCCGACGCGCACTGGCAGTGCGGAGGTCGGCGGTTCGATCCCGCCTGGCTCCACTAAGATTTCAAGCACTTAGCGCGGCCCGAAAATCCGTCCGAGCGAGTGAGACAAATACGAGACAACTCCGGGCGGCCGGAGTGGTCCTCGTTGCGTCGTTTTTCGCTATTCTGCTTACCTTTGCAGGCCACGCGCGCGCCTACGAGCTCATGACGACGGCCGACGGCGACCCCTGGCACTGGACGTGCGGCGAGGTCGTGTTCCGTGTCGACCCGGCGCTCCGGACGAAGTTCGGCGACGACGTGCACGACGCGGTCAAGGTCGCGGCGCGCGCGTGGGACGGCATCGAGGGTGCGCCGCGCATCAAGATCAGCGAGTGGCCGGCGCTCCCACTCGGCGAAGGCGAGGAGGTGCAAAACGCCATCTACTTGGCGCCGGGAGCGCGCTTCAAGAAGGGCGAGCTCGCGGTGACGGATGCAAGCTCGAATGGGTGGAACGGCGAGATCTTGCGTGCGACCGTCCTGGTCAATGATTCCATCCAGTGGGCGATCAATCCTGGCGGCGAGACACCGACGCCGAAGGCTTACGATCTGCAGAGCGCGTTGACGCACGAGTTTGGGCACGTGCTCGGACTCGCCGACAGCCGCGATGCTGCGGACGCGACGATGTGGCCCACTGCTCAGCGCGGAGACGTCTCGCGTCGAACGATCGAGGAGGACGACGAGCAGGGAGTCGTGGCCGCTTACTCGGCAGACACCGGGACCAGTGTGAGCGAGAGACTCGGCTGCAGCGTGTCCGGCGCTCGCGCAGCTCGCGGCGGCTGGATGCTGTGGGCGAGCGTGCTGCTCGTGCTCGTGACGACGCGCATGCGGAGGCACCGCCGCGGTTCTCCGGCATCGACCGCGCTGGCATTGTGCCCGCGGTGCGAGGCTGAGAAGGCGCTCAAACTCATGCACGCAGCGTGCGAGAGTCCACCGTCGCCGCACGTGAATCACTACGCGCACGCCGCGGGCTTCGCGCTCGGAGCGCTCACGAGTCTGCTGCGGTCCCGGCTGATGCTCTGCGCCAAGCACCGCGACCGCTGAAAGGCGCGCGCTTCAGTTACTGCCCCAGTACGCGATCGCCCACGCGTCGAGCGCGGCTTCTTCCGCCGCTGACGGCTTCGCCGAGCACAGCAAGTAGAACGCGACGCTCACGTCGCCGACGTTGGAAAGCCCGCCGCTGCTGCACCCGATAGCGACGCCGGTGATGTTCCCCGGGAGCGCGTTCGCGCCAGTACCGGTGCTGTTGCTCGCGTCCACAGTGAAGTTAGCCGTGGTTCCGGCGGTCCAGGCTTTGAAGCGGTGCACGGCAGTGTCGCCGCTACCGTCCGACGCTGTGCATAAGCCCGACGAACTGAAGACCTGGCGCACATTGCCGGCCGTGAGGTTGATCTCCATGTCGTCGCTGGAGCCGGTTCGCCCAGCGCCAGACATCCGCTGATTCGCGGCGCCGGGCGCGGTGCGCCACCGGCCGATGGCAAAGACCCAAGGCCGTGTTCCACTCGCCAACACCGTCGCCAAACTACTTCCGAGCCAGCACTTGTTACCGCTCGTGCTTGCCTGGTACACGGCGCGGCCGTTGAAGAAGCCAGGATCTGGCGCAACTAGCGGCGTATTCTGCCCGGGTAACGTAATGCCCTGGATCTGACCAACGGCATTGGCGGAGCTCGCGCCGAGTTCACCGTGCCAGTACTCGACGGCGACAGAGGGCAGCGGCGGGCGCTGCGAAAGCACACTTCCGCCGAAGCCACCGCCCGATCGCGAGCGACGTCCGGCCACGCGTGCGAACCGACGAGAACCCATAGACACCTCCCGATCAGCGACCGTTGAACCACACGTACGCGGTGCCGCCGGTGCCGTCGCCGAAGATGCGGATGTGCGTGTCACCGGGGCGCAAGATCATGTCTTGCCAGCCGTCACTCGCATCGAACCGCGGATCATTGGTCGTCGGCGCTGCGAGTCCCTGCGGGCCTGTCGCGATCGTGCAACCCGCGGTCGTCTTGAAGGCGAAGTACAGCGCCGGCAGTGCGGCGCCTGTCTGTCCCGGGTGAGCGCGCAGCGGCACCTCTGCGTTCGCGCCGTTCGCGAAAGTGATCTTGGCTGGGCTCGAGCCAGCGAGGCCCGGGGCCATGCGGTCGGCCGCCATTGCAATGTCGAGTGCCATGTCTACCTCACTTCCTTGTGTGTCTGTCGTTGAGGCTCGGTCGTGTCGTCGGAGCCGAACGTCGGGTCGTCGCCGGTCACGTACTCGGGCGCGATCACCTTCGGCCATCGCTCGCGTCGGCGCGCGTCACGCTCGGCGTCGCGCTTCTTCTGCAGCTCACGGCCGGTGGCAGCGCCGTCGAGCAACGCGAGCGTCACGTGCCGTCGGATTTCGTCCTGATGTTCGATCGATAGGAGCTGAACGGTTCCGAGCCGCCGCAGCACGCCGTTGACGACCTGCCGGACGCATTCGTCCGCTCGCCGCCGGAAGAGTTCGGCGAGCGACTGCTCGAGCGTCGGCGAATCTTCCAGCGTCATTTGCGCGTCCTCTCGAGCTGAAGCCGGAGCTGTCGGACTTCTTCCGCTAGAACCGCGACGTTCTTATCGAGGCTGTGTACCTGCGAAACCAGGCGTTCCTCGGTGATGAGTTTTTCGGCGCGTACGACCTCGAACCGCGCTTCGACGCGCGTGTTCACGTTCTCGAGCTTCGCGTCAACCTTCTCCACCTTTGCGGACGCAGCTTTGACGTCGGTCTCGACCGCACCAAAGCGCAGCGCGCCAGCGACGATCGCGCCGAGCAGCGTGGTCCAAGAAACCGAGCGTTCGATGTTGAGTGTCATGGTTTCAATCCAACGTTGCGCGCAGCATGGGCGCTTGCCACGCGATGGTCGTGCCAGCCCCTGGGGCGACTCCGGAGAACGGGCCCGCGCCCGTCAGCACGCCGCTCGCAGCGGCGAGCAGTATCCGCGCGTCGCCGAGATCCAATGAATGACCGACGATCGTCGGCTGCGTGGTTGCCATCGCCGTGCGGATGCCAGCCCAGAGGTGCGTCCCGGCTGCAACGCTCTGCGCGAACGCGTTCGTGTTCCGCTTCAATCCGGTGGCGGTGAGCGAGTCGACCGTGCCGGTCGCCACGATCTTCGTAAGCGACTGGTTAGCCCGATTGGGAGCACTCGGCGTGGAGAAGAGCCCAACCTCCGCGGTCTGCGCCCCTGCGCCGGCTGTCGTCACCAAAAACTCGACGCGGTTGACGGTGATCGCCTTCGTCGTCTTGCCGAGGTAAACGAAGTACGCCGTGCCGCTGGTGTTGAGTGCACCCGCGATCGTGGGAAGGCTGCTGGCCAGGGTCCGCTGTTCGTCCGCCGGTATGACGATGCTGTCCAGCTGAGACACGTCCACGCCGTCCACGGTGGCGTTGGCCGCGAGGCTGACGTTTCCCGTGTCGTCGATGATGACTAGCGAGTCCTGCACGTCGTGACCGGAGCCACCACCCGCGCCGTCATAGCGAGCGATCGCGTTGTCGGTAAACGCGGTCAACGCGCTCTTGACCCACGACGTGGGGTTCACGCCGTTGATCTGCGTGACGTTCTGCATCTGGCCGGCGCTCGGAATCGTGATCAGGTTGCCGGCCTTGAGCACCTTGCCGGTGCCGTCCGCGAACGTCGGAATCGAGTTGGTAGTGCTGCTTGCCGGGCCTGCGACGTCGCCGGCAGCCGCTCCAACTAGTTGCGTGCCGTCGAACTTCGCGACCTGGCCCGCGGAGAACACGCCCACAGGCACGTCCTGACGCGCGCCGGAGACAAGCAAGCGGAGGCCGTCGAAGAACATCAGCGCCCCCTCTGGGCGAGCTCGCGCAACTGCTTCAGCGTCGTCTCGCGGAACGCGGGATCACTCATCGTGAGCCGCGTAATGAGCGCGCTCACGGCGCCGGTGTCTGGACTCGCGGCGGCCTCGAAGAACTGCGACTTGTACGGGCCCAACTCGTCGCCGCCCGCAGCAACCATGTCGAGCGCAACCTGCGGCAGCATGCTCGCCGTTGTGCCTTCACGCTGACCCGCGAACATCGCGCCAGTCTGCCCCGCGACGCTCGAGCCGACTCCGACCGCCGGCAGACCAGCGCCGCTACGAGCTGCGGAGGCCAAACCGCCAGCGGCCGCGGAAAGCATTCCATGCTCGCGCCCGCGCACGAGCTTGTTCGCTGCGAGTCCGAGCGCAGCACCGCCGGCACTGCCGCCCGGGCCGCCCAGCGCACCGATGAAGCCGCCACCACCCGCAGCGATGTAGTCGGTCGGGCTCATGACGCGGTTCGAGGCGAGCCCGCGTTGTCGGTCCTTCGCGATGTCGCGCAGCGTGATCGCGACCTGCTCGTCTCGCCCGAGCTGCCGCCACTTCTCTCCGGCGCCGGGGTCTGCCGCCGAGAGCGTGCTCTCGAGCTCCTCGTTCAGCGCGCCGTACACGTTCTTGCGAATGCCGGCCTGCGGCGATCCCTGCGCGAAGTTCGTGCCCTCGCCCCAGAGCTGCCGCACGCGATTCACGTCGGCGAACGGAGCGGTCTGCCCGGCTGGCGCCATCGCACGCGCTTCGCTCGCGGCGTCTGTGACCGCACCGCGCATCGCACTCGTGCCAGGGCCCGCGGGATACTGCGGCAAGAGCCCACCGAGCCGGTTCCCAAGCGCTTGAGGATCCACGCCAGCGCCTCCGGCGCGCGCCACGATCGCTTCGCGCGCTTGGTTCAGCGCGCCTGGAATCGCAGGCGAGGCGGTTGGATCTCCGGCGAGCCGCGTCGCGTCGGATGCCCAGTCGTCGAGCGACTTCATCGTGCCGCCGATCCCGAGCCTGCGCGCGCCCTCGGCGTACTTCGCGAGCCCTCCGGTGTCGGCCATGCGATCGAGATCAGCCTTCATCGCGCCGCCTTGTCGCAGGAGCTGCGCGTCGGCCGTGCGCTGAAACGCCGGTGCGAACCGCTGCACAGCTCGACCGGCAGCCTGTGCTCCGGCCCCGACGAGCTCGCCAGCGCCGCCCAGAGCGGCACCGATCGGCGCCGCGTCAGCAGCAGCCTGCAGCCGGTCGCCGTCGTCTGCGTAGCCCGAGGCATTCAGCGCGGCCCATTCCGCGCCGAAGCCGCTGCCAGCTGCAACGCGCCCGGCGAGCGGTAGTGCACGCATGCTCGCGGCCGCGGCCGGGCCTGCTGCGAACGCGGCGAGCGCGCCCTGCGCGAGGCCTCCACCGACGTCGCCGACCAGCGCGGCCGTGGGCTCTTCTTCTTTGATGTTCGCGAGCCGCCTTCGAAGGCGCTCGCGCGCGTCTGGGCCCGCAAGCGCTCCGACCGCTTCGTCACCGTAGCCGGCGAGCAGCGCGTTCGAGCCTCGCAGCAAGGCGTCGTGCGCCTTTTCCCAGAAGTCGCGCCCTGCGCTCGGAGCGCTCGTCGTCTGATAGTCGACGCCGGGCTTGAGCGACGCGAGCGGACGAAAGCGCGCCTGATCGGCACGTTGCTCAGCCGCCGCGCGCTCTGCGTCGAGGCCTTCGAGCGTCGCCCCGACCTGTGGCGGCGCGTCGGCCGTCGCCGCGGCGAACTGTGCGTCGAACGAGTCCGTGCCGCCGCCGGTGGCCTCGGCGAACAAGTCGTCGAACGACTTTTTGCGACCGTCACCCATCGATCCGCCATCCAGGCTTTCCGCGGACGCGCTCCGCCTGTTCGCGCGGCATCTGCCGCGACTCGCCGTTCGGTGCCGTCACCGTCACAACGTCCCCGGTGGGTTGCGCCGCCGCGCCGCTCTCGGCTGCGGGCTTTGCACTCGGCCTCGGCTTCGGGCGAGCGGGCCGGGCCGGGGCTGGCGGATCTTCCGACTCCGCGCCGCTCGGCAAGCCCAGCCCGTACGCGTAGAGCTTGCTGTTGGCCATCGAGCCGAACTGTTGGATCGCGCCGTCGAGCGCCTGCAGCTTCGGGTCGCCTTGGCCCGGGATCACACGCAGCGCATCGAGCCCCGACACGCCCATCGTCGGAACCATCTCGGTGTAGTACCTGCGCTCGCTATCAGTGAGCGTTCCAGTGGATCCGGCCTTCGTCATGCCGGTGTTGAACGCCGCTTGCGCCATGTCGTACTGCGTCTTGGCGTCGCCGTAGAGCTCGGTGCCGTGCTTCGCACGCAGCGCGCGCATGGTCCTGAGCGCGTCGAACGCGGTCTGCAGCCCCGACGCGTCGTCTTGCATCCGCCGCAGCGTCGTGGGGTCGCCAGCGTTTTGCGCGTACGCCTCCTCGTTTCTCACCACGGTTCCGGGGATGACCTTGCTCGCGCCAGTCTCCTCAGCGGCTTGGCGTTCGGCTTGAGCTTTGATTGACGCCAGTTGCGGCGCTGCTGCCATCTCCACACCGACGCGTCCCTGCGCGCTCGCGGCCGCGGTCGGCGCGGCAAAGCGCAGCTCGCTGGCGTTCGTTGCATTCGCGCGCGCGCCGGCCTTCTGCGCCTCCGCTGCAGCAATCTGCGGCGTGCGCGATAGCTCCCACTGATCGGCGAGCTGGCGATTCTGCTGCCGAAGCTGCGCGTAGCTGAGATCGTTGAGCGACCCGCGCGGCGCCTGACCCGTGGAGTACAGGTAGTCCTTGTACGCAGTCGCCCGCTCGCCGCCGGGGTCGTTCTCGAGCTTGAACTGATCTTCGCGCAGCTTGAGGCCGCGCTCTTGTCGCTGCGCCGTTCCGACTTGGTTCTCGGCGCGCTGACCGAGCGAACGGTTGAGGTAGTCATAGTAGGCGTTGCGCTGCTTGCGGTCGGCTTCTTTCGAGAGGAACTCGAGCTTGTCCGCCGCAAGCTCACGGCGGCTGATCGCGCGCTGATTCGCCTGCAGCGCTCCTGACTGCAGGATGGTGCCGAGCCCGCGGCCCTTGTTCGTCGCGAGGTCGAGCAGGCCGGCCAGCGCCGGCAGGCCGTAGTTCGTGATCGCGTCGCCGAAGTCGAAGCCGGACTCGGTCGTCTCGTTCGGGCGCGCCTGAAACACCTCGGGCGGCGCCTCGGGACTCGGAGCGCGCACGGCGGCGCTGGGTCCAGGTTGAGGCTGCGCGATCGCCGCAGGCTTGCGCGCGCTGTCGATCTGCATCGGTGCCGGAGCTGACGCGAGCGTGCTCAGCATCTCGTCCTCGCGACGGCGCTTCTCACGCTCGTCGGAGTCGTACGGGCTGTCGCTCGTGCCGCTGAAAAAGTTGGAGTAGCGATAGGCCATTAGAGTTCGTCCTCCGCCCGCTCGGCTTCGATGTCGCCCTTTTGTGCCCTCAAAGCCTCGATGATCCGATCGATGTCTCGACCTCCGCCGCTGCGCACCCCTGCGACGTCTCCGGCGGTACCGACCATTTTGGTCTTTCGATCGAACTCGCGTTGACCGGTGTCAGCACCCATCGTGTTCAGATCAGTGCCCATCTTGTAGATGTCGCCGGTCGCCTTGTACCCGAGGTCGGTTGCGTCCCTCTCCCGGTTGAACGCCTTGTCCAACATGTCCTGGTCCGCCGTGTGGACCTCGGTGTTGCGGCCACCGGCCTGTCGCGTCGTGTCGAGCGTGGCCGTTTGGCGCTTACCAGCGAGGTTACCGACGCGCTCCGCCTCGGTCTGCGCGTATTGATCCTGGAAGCGCTGGGCGATCTGGCTCTGCTCCTTGTTGAACGTGTTGATGGCGTCGTTCGCGGTACGGATCGCGTTCGCCTGCGTGCCCATCAGCCCGGCGCCGGAGACACGCGCTTGTTGGTTATTCGCACTCGCCGCGTCCGCTGCCGTCCCCCGCTTGAATGCTTCCTCGAAGCCGGCGTTACGCAGGTCCGTCGCGAGTCCGGCTTCCATGCCGAGCGCGGCTTGGTTACCGGCACGCATCGAACCCGCCGCGTTCGAGTAGAGGCCGAGTCCCGCCTGCGTCGAGCCACGCAACGCGTTCGCCGCGTCACCGTAGCCAGCAAGCGCCGCCATCTGGCGGTTCACCGCGTTCGCCTGCAGGCCGAGCTCAGCCAGCGTGCGATCCTGACCGAGGCGCTCCTGTTCCGCGAGCTGGTTAGCGATCTGCAACGTGCCGGAGTTCAGGCCACGCTGCTTGAGATCTTGCATCACCGCTTCGCGGCTCGAGCGGTCTTGCGCTTCGAAGCTACGGCGCGCGATCTCCGCGAGATAGCGCTCTTGCGCGGTCGCTTGCGGAGACGCCGAGAGACTCTTGTAGCGGTCGAGGACTTCCTGTTGTTCGCGGCCACCTGTCTCGACATCGGCGAGGATGCGCCCGAGGTTCGCGCGCTGCTCGCGGTCACCGTTCCGAGCGTCAGACGTGATCGCAGCGAGTGCCGCACGCTGCGCGTTGATATCGTTCTGATCGGCATACGCACGTGCGCCCTGCGACGCGTAGTCGAGCGAGCCGCCAGCGATGCCGCGCGCAGTACCGAACGACTCGCGCTGCGCAGCCAAGCCTTCTGGGTCAAACGCGACGTCAGCGCCGTACCCGCGGGCCTTGAGCTGCGTCATGAGCGGGTTGGTCTCGCTCATGTACTGCGCCAGAGCGGCCTGATCCTGCTCGTTCAGCGCGCCCTGCTGCTCCGCGTATTTGTCGAACGCCTCACCAGACCACTCGTTGTAGCGGTTCGTACTCTGGCGCTGCTCCTTCACCAGACCTTCGAGCGCGCTGCGTGCTTGGTCGACCGTGACGCCCTGCTTCCTGAGCGCTTCGCGGTCAGCATCCGCGGCCCGCTTGGCGGCTACGTCTGCATCCGCGAGCCGTGGCACCACGTTTGTGTCGACGAACTGTTTGTTGTCCGCTTCGTTGGAGCGGGACAGATCGATGATCTGCTGCGAGAGGTCAGCCGACTTCGCTTTCGGGATCGATTCGGTCGGGAAGAAGCCGCTGCCGCCAGCGATCGTGTTTTTCGCCTTATCGAAGCTCGCGCCGCCATTTTGCCGAACAGCCTGCGCGAACAGTTCCGGAGTGATGCGTGAGAGTTCGGCTTGGGCCTTCTGCTCGTTCCAGTTCGGGTCACTCGCCTTGATGGCGTTGTGCTCCGCATTCTGCGAATCGATGTACGAGTTCCACCAGTCCTCGGGGATATCGTCCGGCCGCGACGAGCGGAACCGATCGAACGGGCCCGAGACCTTCCCAGCGGACGCCGGCGCCGAAGCTGGAGCCGGTGCCGCCGTTGGCGCGGGCTGCGCCCCAAGTTGCTTACTGGCTGGCACAACCGCTTTCGTTGTGAGAGTGAGTGCCATCGCTTTATCCCGCGTACATGATTCGGAAGGTGAACCGGTACCTAACGCTCGTGCTCGGCGTGAGCCCGGCAATGCTGTAGACGCTGGCACCGCCTTGCTGCGGATTCCAGGTCCAGTGACACAACCCGCTGCACAGCACCGGAGACTCCGGCGCCGAGAGGTTTGTGATGCGAATGAGTTCGATTGCCGTCGGCTCGGTCTGCAGCGTGCCGATCACGAGCGGCTCACGATAGAAGTCGTCGAACGTTCGAACGAGTTGTTGAGGGATGCTGTCGAAGATGCTTTGGATGTCGCGCGCGAGCTCCCCGAGGTTGCGCGGCTCGACGCTCTTGTCGCCCCACAACTTCTTCCGGATTTGTGGCGTTGCGGTCATGACTACCTCCGCACCTGCTGCTCCGAGAGTGGCGAGTAGCGCAGGCTCACGGCCTGGAAACGCATACCTGTAGAGCCTGCCGCGAGTTCGATGCCGGGCGCGATCGTCGGCGAGATTGCCGCCCTGCGCGGCACGCCATACGTCACGCGTGCGTCGTTCGTGTTGGCAACTAACCCGACGAAGCTTCCAAAGCTCGTCGAGTTCCACAACTGCCTGCCGTTGCGGCCCGCGCTCGACGTGTGGAAGATGTACGTCCCGTCGATCCACTGCTTCGCAATCGCGGGCGCTTCGTCGTAGAGCGGCTGAAACTCGAGTGTCGCCGCGAGGTAGTTCGCGGCGACGTTCGTGTCATCCCAGATCGCCGACGTCACGAACTGGCCCGAACCGATCGAACGGCCGACGATGAGCGCCGAAACCGTACCGCGTTGGTAGGCGAGCGCAGTCACGTTCGAGAACGTCGTCGCGGTCATCTGCGTGAAGGCGTTTTGGTGGATGCTGTACACGGAGAACACGGTGAACCCGCTCGGACTTGGCGCCACGACGTAAATCTCGTCGTCGAGTTCGCTCTTTTCTACGAGCGCGCTCAAATCCTCGATGAAGTTGCGACCTGGCAGCACATCACCGTAAACACCTTCCGAAACCTTGATCACGCCGCCGTCAGCAGCATAGACAAGCCCCTTGTTCGTGTACGCCCAAGCAACGTCATTCAACACGGTGCTTGCCCGCGGCCCGGCGATGATGCACGTCGTGTCGACGATATCGACGCGCCACTGGCCGCCTTCGCCAGAAAGCCGATAGAGGCCGTCGGAGCACCAGATCCACACGGCGTCGCGCGTGCTCGACATCGCGTAGAGCGACCCCGAGCCTACCTGCGTCGTGAACGCCGGCGGTACGTGTTCGGGCTGACCGTCGTAGCTCCATGCGAGCAGGTTCGGGCGATTCGTGCGCGAGAACGTCTGAGCGGTGGTGGTGATTTCCGGGATCGGCGGGTTGTAGTTCGCGCCATTTGTCGCGCGAATCAGCATGTTGAAGTTCGTGAAGAAGTTCGGGCGGGAAGGTTCGATACTGATCGTGATGTTCGAGAAGAAAACCGAAGCGTTGAGCGTGCCGGACACCGACTGGCTCGTCGTGAGCTCGTAGTCGCCGCCTATCCCGAGCGCGTACAAGAACGCTGAGAGTTGCGTGATCTTGTAGATGCTCCCGTTGATTTCGATCACATCACACAGCGTGATGGACGCAGCGCCAAAGCTTGCGTTGTTCGACATCGTGATCGTAGTCGCGCCAACAGCCGTAACGGTCGTTCCCGCTGGGAACGGTGTGCCCTCAGTGATCGGACGCTGGCCCACGGCGATGCCGACAATATCGGCCGCGGCGACACCGGTGATGGTGTTGCTACCGTTCGTCACGGTGCAGTTGAAGAACCGTGAGCCGATGCCGTAACGCTTGAAGTACGACCCGATCGAGACCGCGGTGGGCGGCAGAAAGCCGCCGGGCACGCCGAACGTGTAAATGGGGCGCTCAGTGATGTTTCCGTAGAATGCGTAGCCTTTGAACACTGCCTGCGTCTTCGCGATCGGCGGCTGACGGTTACCACCCGTCGCACCCTTCTGCCCTGGGTTCGTATAGAGCTCACGCCCCTGCGTGGTTCCTGACGCCAACGGCGCCTGTGTGTCGAGGATGAAGACGAAACCGTTGGAGATGTCTGTCGACGTGAGCGTGTACGACTTCACGAGATAGCAGGTCGTGCCCGTATCCTGGCTCTCGGCCGGGACGACTGTCACACCGAGCAGTACATTGGTTTTATAGAGCTCAATGATGTCGCCCGCGCGGATCCCGATGTTCGTGGAAACCGGGAAGCGGCACTCGACCTGAACGTTTAGCGCGTTGACGGTGGTATTCGCGATGCGAAAAACGGGGCTCGGCCGCCCGACCAACTCGTAGCCATCGCTGAACACGCGCTTCACGAGCACGCAGTAGCCTGCGAGATTCGCTCCGGAGCTCGGAGCGGGAAGCGCACCGCCGTCGGTTGACGTCGTGGAGATGCCGCCGACGGCGAGTTGCGGCATGCCAGCGTGCCGGAAAGTACGATCTCCCGCGGTCTGCGGGTTCATCGAGTCGCACACCATCGGCGTATTGACCGCGTTGACGATCATGCGCTCGCGCGCGCGAATCGGACTGTTGTACCCGAGCGACGACATCAGTCCGGTGGAACTGACGCCGCCGGGTGGCGAACCCACGCCGGACGTAAATCGCACAGACCACGCGTCCGAAGACGAGTTCCGTAAAGCGTAGAACGCCTGGCCGTTGTCGAGCGAGTAGATGGTGTACAACACATCTGTTGGGGAGCCGCTGAGCGACGTCGTTCCGTTCACGTCGCGAACCTGTGCGATCTCACCGGGGTTGCGCATCACGAGATTGTCGGCGCGCGACAGTGCGCCCGGAGGGTACGCGCCCTTCTGGTTCCGCTGCGTGATGAGGCCGAGCGGTCGCGCGACCGTCTGTCGAACGACGCTCATCAGCGCAATCCCCACGCATAGGTGTTTCCGCCGAGCGTCAACGGAACCACGGGCGGTTCCGCCTTCACGCGCGGCGTGAGAAGCGAGCGAAACCGAAGCATGTCCGCCTGAACGTTGTCGGCGAGCGTGGCGGACTTCTCCGCCATGTTCATCTCGACCATGATCTTCACGGCCACGATGTCCGCGAGACACCGATGGAAGTCGTCCGGCAAGCACGGCCAGTCGGTCTGCTCCGCCACGCGGATGAAGTCACCGACCTCGATGTCGCTCATGTCGTCGGTTCCGCCGACCGTGAACGTGAACGGACCGACGCCGGCGATCGTCTGCGTCGTGTTCACCAGCGCGAGCTCGTGCCAGCCATTCGGGTGCACGACGTCGATGCGCTGTACGCCGCTGCTGATGGCTGCGGGTGCTGCGAGTTCCTGATCGAACGGCAGCACCGCGGTCGTCAAGGTTCGCAGCGTGGTGTCCACTGCGGTGATGAGACCGCGCACGGTACCGCCGCCGAGCGTGCTCGATTGCTGCGGTACGAGCCGCGAGGGTCGCACGTAATAGCTGAGGCGCAGCTGATAGACAGCATCCGGAGCCGGGAGCAGTTCGACCTGGTCGCCCTGCACCGTGTAGACAA